CTGTTCTTGAGCAAGGTTGCGCTTACATTCCTAACCGCGCTTATCGCAATGCCGACTTCGGTATCTCGGTAGCTATGGTTAACAAAGCTATGGTAAAATGGACGATGCCTTCCTCGACTGGATACGGCCAAGCCCAACAAATGACCCAGAACTACGCTGGTGATTGGGAATGGAAGAACCCAGATTGGGAGTGCAACCGCTGGCGTAAAACGGGCTTCTATCAAGCCCAGTTCCGTCTTGCCGCACAGGTTAAAGACCCAACTATCATGCACAGCTTCTTGCATCGTATGCCTAAGAGCAAGAACCTCTACGGTTCCTGCTGCGAAGTGCAGACCTATATCGTTCCTGAGAACAATCAGGATTGCTATAGCTGCGCTGGTGTAGGTGACATTGTTGTGCCTTCCTAAGTTAAACAGGGGAGGGGCTATTAAAGCCTCTCCCCATAACCTTAAATAAAATCAAATATATGTCTAATTCACGACCTCTCGCTTATGATCGGTTTAACCTTTTTGGCCCGATTGCCGTTAACCTTCTCGCTGCTGGAGATGCTGATCTTCTTGTTCTCAATGATGAGGATACTAAGTTCATCCCAACTAGCATCGTTCTCGAAACCGCTTATGCCCGTGGCACGACCGCAACTGATCCAGTTGTTGTTGCTGACATTGGTACAACTGGTACTAACCTCACATCCTCGCTGACCATCACTGATTCCCTTGATAACCAAGGAACATCAAACACATTGGCTTTGCTTGCTAACGCTCCTGTAGTCACTGGCTCCCGTAGCGTTCGTCTTCACAAGACAACTGTGGGTGCTGGTCAAGCTACGGCAACTCGTTCCCGTACTTCGGGCGTTGCTACAATCGTTACTGCCGCTGCTCATGGTTTTACCACGGGCGACACGATCACGATTGCTAGCATGACCGATACTACGTTCAATGACGTTCAAGCTGAAATCACCGTTACTAGCACAACTGCATTCACCTATGCAAACGCTGGTGTTGACGTAGTTTCTGGTGCAGATACCGCTGGACGTGTTGGCGCACTTTATGTGAACGCCTACGTTGTTGGTATCTACTACTAAACCTAACCTAAACCTTGGGTGGGGAAGTAAATGCTTCCTCACCCTTACCCTTTTCTAATTATGGCTTGCTTTACATCCTTACCTTACCGCAATAAATTCTACCCACTTCTGATTACGGTGTCTGCTGCTGCTGGCATTACTCCAATTTCTTTCGGTTGCTTTGACGCAGCCAGCGATGCTTCTAGGCTTTATCAATTTTATCTAGCTTTTGCTACAATCGGTGAACTTACCCCAGTAACTGAAAACTGTTTTGTACAAACAACCGAAGACCAGCAACTATTTGTTCTGAATCAAGCAGTAGCTGCCGCGCTTCCTCCTGTTGGTTAATTATCGTTAACGATAACAATCCTATGGCACTATCACAACCCTGCTTTACTGATCTAGCATTAGATCAACAGCTTTATAATATCTACAAAGCTACACTTCAAGTTGGAGAGTTTGAAATTGGCTTGCACGATCAAATTGATTATACTTACTTTGGTGCTACAAATAACAAAGATACAGAACAATATCTATTAGGTGGAAATGTTGTAGCTACAATAACATATGTGTATTTTACAATGCCTCCAACTGTAAACAATGCAAATATAGCTACAAAATCAATTGTATACGCATAACTGAAATAAAAACATGAATAGCAATCCAGTAAGTCATGGCATATTAGGAACTGTGATTTCTACTACAGGATTCATAATTTCAATGTTGCCAGAAATAGAAGCATCAATTAGAATTGCTGGTGGAGTAATTAGTATTATTGCTGGTGTTCTAACTTGTATCTACATGACAAAACAAATCATAAAAAAATGAATGCAAAGCAAATAGCATCAGCAATGATAGTAGTATCGTTTATTTTTTTGGGAATGGCATTCTTAACGGGATGTTCAGCACTTGGACAACCCAATATTTGTGTCGAAACTCAATACGGCAAGTTCTGCTATGAACTGCCAGAAATCAAAGGATTGCAGAAATGAAAATCATAAACACACTACTTGCAAAATTCAGCGAGAACTCGACATGGCGCGGCCTCATTCTGATTGCTACGGCAGTTGGAGTTAAGATTGAACCAGAACTTCAAGAAGCAATCCTCGTCGCGGGACTAGGGCTTGTTGGACTCATCAACGTCATTCGCAAAGGCTAATGGTTCCAAACTCCAGACCGCAACAAGCGAAAGAAAAGACTTTGGCTATGGTCATTAAGTCTGGAATCGTTGATCGTGTTGCGTTAGTAGGTATCCGTGGGTACTACATGGATACTATGGGAGTTAAAGGAAAGAACGACAGAGGTATCTACGACGATGCGATCATACTTTTATCACCAAGTGTCCATGCTACGTTTAATGCAAACACTGATCCAACGGTATATAAGAAAGGTATCGCGGTGCTCAAAACGGGCATTCATCGCTATCGTAAGGGGAATCATGGTATCTCTAAACCCGGAGGCGGCTACCCTGCGTTGCGACCTGCTAACCCAAAAGAGGAAGTGCCTGTTACAAGAGATGGTGAAGGTGATTCTATGGGGGTAGCAATCAACATTCATAAGGGTGGATACAATACGACTAGCTCGCTGGGATGCCAAACGATCTATCCAGCACAATGGGATGGGTTTATTAATCTAGTCTATTCAGAAATGAGTAGATACAACCAAAAGACAATCCCCTATTTATTAGTGGAAAATCTATCGTAAACGATAATGGGTGACTCTTGTTCTGATCCATGTAATGGTTCAACGGTACTCGCAGCCTCTTATGCACGGGCAGCAAGGCAGAGTGCTGAAGCTGCTCAACGAGCTTATTGTGCATTACAGAACGCAAGGATAGGTGCGACTGGGCCTACGGGCGCGACAGGGCCAATCGGAGCTACTGGGGCCACGGGAGCGGGGACTACTGGGGCGACTGGCGTGGTTGGCCCACAAGGCTCAACTGGTTCCACAGGAGCCACAGGCGTTATCGGAACTACTGGATCAACCGGGGCTACTGGTCTTGCTGGTGGAGTTGGCTCGACTGGTGCTACAGGAGTAGTTGGAATCACTGGATCGACTGGAGCCACGGGAGTTATTGGTCTTACTGGAACCACTGGAGCAACGGGAGCCACTGGCTTGTTTGGAAGCACAGGCGCAACTGGTATTGGCGCGACAGGCGCAACTGGAGTTCAAGGTGCTACAGGCATAGCGGGGCAATCGTCTACATTCTATAACTACCAAGCAGACACAAACCAAATAAGCGGAGTTCCAACAACAGGACATTTATTCTGGAATAACGCATCTCAAGTTGCATCAACCTCCATAACTCTGTCGCACATTGAGGCACTTGGAAATGACATTGATGTATTCTTCCCTCTATTCAAAACTGGGGACACTTTTGTAATACAAGATCAAAATAATTCAAATAATTTCCAGACTTGGAAAATATCAGCAACTCCAACTATTGTATTAAATAGTTACATTTCAATTCCATCAACATTAGTTACATCCGCTGGAACTGGAACAACTGGATTTGCTAACAACCACCAACTTATATTTGCGATTGTATCTAGTGGTCTTGTTGGAGCGACTGGTAGCACAGGAGCTACAGGCGTTGCTGGTGGATTGGGATCAACAGGAGCAACTGGCATCCAAGGTTCCACGGGAGCGACTGGCATCCAAGGCATTCAAGGAACTACAGGAAGCACAGGGGCCACTGGTATTGGAACTCAAGGAGCGACTGGCAGCACAGGAGCTACAGGCGTAACGGGAGCAACGGGAGCAACGGGAGTTACACCAGCAAACATTGTTCTATCGGATATAACTGGGCTAACTGGGGCAACTCAGTTGACTAATATTGTGCAAATTACACTAGCGGGATATTTGTTAATTGGGACTCCAAATGTGAACACGCTTTATGTAATCGTAGGATGAAATTAACCGATTCTAGTGCAGCTAATGTTGGATTAAGTGTTGTTAGATGTATCGCATCTTCAACAACACTATTCCGTCATTTTATGGTCTATGCCACTACTACTATTTCGTCGGTTATTTCTGGTGCAATCGGGTTAATTAAAAACGGAACTGGCACACTCATAAGTACCGCAGTCAACACATATACAGGTGGAACTACAGTAAATTCTGGAACGCTTCAAATTGGAAATGGCACAAATGCTACGGCAAGGGTTTTAAACACCACGACATTGAGCGGGGGTAACCTCTCATACAATTACAATGCCAATAACTTTGCTGTAAGTGGAGCAATTACACTTACTGCGACTGCGACTATAACAAAGTTGAATGGCTTGCGTCAAATGAACTTACAATCTGGCACTCTTAATGGTGGAGGTCAGACCTTGAATATCTATGTGGACACAACTGCAGGTACAGCACCACTTTATTTTAACGGGACGGCTGGAACTAGTCTTGGGCAAGTCAACATCCTTAATGGTGGTGTTGGGCAGGATGGGATAGGTGGATTACCACTACGAAACGCTACGATAAATGTTTCGAGCGGTGCGCAATTTAGGACTTATACCAGTCCGACGATCAACAATAATTTTACGCTCAACGGTGGAGCTGGGCCAGATGGAAATGGAGCGTTGTGGAATGAGTCGGTTGTTGCTGCGCATACGCCGATTTACACTGGCACGATCACGTTGGTTACTGGCACAAATTCAAGCGTAGGGAACTCGACATCTGCTTTTTCAATAACGGGTAAAATAACAGGAGCGGGGTCTTTTACAAAAGTTGGAACTGGTATTCTTTCAACTTTTTCGACTCTTACCGTTGCCAATGACTACACTGGCTCAACGACCATCAGCGCAGGGACACTGCGCGTATTAAAACCATTTTCCGCAACAACACCGACGGCTAGTTTTACGGCAACAACTCTGTCCGTTTCTTTTAGTGTCGCTCCAACCGCAGGCATGACGTTTCGATTTTTCCAAGGGACAACTACCAACACCTATGCGACGGTGACTTTGGTCGGTGCTCCAGGGCGAACCGGAGTTTATACATCGGCAAATTCGACTCTTACAATCGCATGATAATTTCACCGAACGAGCAGGGATGGGCATTCGACGAGTCAACCGCTTGGAAACTCGTTTACGACGGGAGCACGATCATCTTTTTTGATGAGACAGAAAAGTCGATCTCGACGCAGAGCGTACTATTCGTAGGCACAAAGGACGAATGCGATGCAGAGATCGCGCGGCTTGGGCTTGTTGACGTTTCCGCCCAAGGGAATGATAACGGACTCGACATACACGCTGACGCTGGAG